TCTGCGTTGATACAACCCTCGCGCCGGTCTTTGCCGGAGCCGAGGTTAAGAATTGAACCAGTCTGCTGCATAGCGTGGCCTGTTTTCAACGATCCACGGCTTGGCCTGGGCGACCAGTTTCTCTCCGTCAAGGCCAATAGTTTGCGAACCGAGGTGGTGAACGTAGGATCGGGATAGGTAGTGCTGGAACCCAGCGGCTCGCAGGTCTTCACAGTGGACATCGTCGGAGTACCAGTTCAGGGGTGGGAACTTGAACGTGTTCCATGCCTCGTCGCTGATCCACCCGAATATCGGGGAGAGGCATTCCATCGGGATGATGGAGTCCTCGTAGGGGTATTTGAAGTAATTCAGTTTCTCATTAAACGGGTTCGACCTGATGTTCTGCACAGGTCGGGCTGCGTCGCATCTTGCCGATACCCAGCCCAAGGGTTCCTTGATCTGTTTCTTGAGTTGCAGCACGTCCTCAAGCAAATACTTGTAACTGGTGGGCGTTACAACAATGTCATCGTTTGCCACCACCACGGAACTAAACCCATCGGAGAACGCCTTGTCGATGATGGCGTTGTAGGCATCACCAAAGTTGCTCTTGTCGCCCTCCATCTTGTAGTCGGCCTCGAAGTGGCTGATGATGTGCAAAGGTCCGCGCAGGTAAACGGGAGCCTCGGGGCAGTACTCGTCAATGCTTGCTAGCATCACAGCAAGACCCTTGCCGGTGACGGTTGATATACAGATCGGAGAAATCATTTCAATTTGTTTCTCGCTCCATCTCTTCGTCTTCATCCTTGGCCTCGCCGGTGTTGGGGCCGCCAACAACCCACGCACGGCAACTGCGGCTTGCCGCGCACTTGAAGTCAAAGATTTCGCAGTAGCCAAGGTCGGCCAACTTGACGACATCAGCGGGGTCAGCGTCGTTGCCGATGCCGTCAGCAATGCACTGCTTGATTGAGTCGGATACGTTGAACGCCGCGCAGTTCCCGCAACGGCTTTGCTTTGCTTCCTCGGCAGACACGTCCCACTCGTCGGCCATCCGCTTCCAGTAAGCCTCGTTTGGTAGTTTGGGGTTCTCAGGACCGTAGGCTGCTGTGGTGATCGCCTTGGCTCGGTTCTTGAGATTTAGGGTGATGTCTTGCGTGGGAAGTGGACAGTTTGATGTGTCAGTGTCTTCCTTCATCATCTGATCCATCGCACCCTTGTAGCGTGACGGGACGCTGCGGCTTGGTTGTGTTGCCATTACTTCTTACCCTTCTTGAGTTTGCTTGCCTGTGATAAAGCAATAGCGACCGCTTGGCGCGGATTCTTCACGACCTTGCCGCCAGCACCTGAGTGCAGGGACTTGGTCTTGAACTCGTGCATCACGGATGCGATCTTCTTCGCTGCCTTGTCAAGTTTCATTTTCATACTCCAAAGTGAATGCCCAATTATGCAACTCTTGGAATATTTCGGCGCAGGGGTTTGTTCCAAACGGAACTTGCCGCCGAGCCGTACATTCCCATGATGGCATCGCTGGCAAATGTGAGACAGAATGCGTCACCCCTGTCTGGCGAGGCCAAGCCACGCTTGCGAATCTCGTCTTTGCCCTCGATCTGTATCTTCCCCGAACTTGTGAACGAGTACCTCACGGCAGCCAGTTCGGCAATCAGGGACTCATCCTTGGGCATCTTGCAGTCCCTTTGCTCTAACCAGGCTTTGGCCTTGTGCCACAACTCAGCCTTTAGGTTTCGGTAGGTCGCACCCATTGCCGGTGACTCGGAGACGTTGATGCCTCGCGCTGGAAGTTTTAGTTCCCGCAGCCTGTCAACCACGCCAGCACCCAAACCAATGCTGTCCACAAGAATCTCATGGGGTCGCTGGCTCGGTTGCAGGGCCTCGTACTCTGCCACGACTGCACCTGTCAGTTGCATCAGGTCGAGGTTTTTCCAAGTCTTTACGGGTTCCAACACAGCATTCCCCTGACGCTTACACAGGGCTGACCTGTCGGAACCGAACCGCGCAACGTCCAAGCCCCACACCAAACGAGCGTGTGCGGAGGGTTCCACGTCACGATTCATGGCCATTTCTAGCAATTCCATCGGGATGACGGTGTCATCGTCGCTGCGCGGGAACTCGCCAAGTACGCGAATACGGAAGGCGTTGGACTCCTCGCCGTACCTTGACCTCATCTCATCAACGTAAGCCTCTGACACCCGCGGGGAGTCGGTGCAGTTGACCCGCATCGTGATCCAGTCATCCTTGAGCCTGTTGTGGGTGTCGTAAAAGAACCCCGAACTGCGCACGGGGTTGCCCAATAACAGGGTCACGGCAGAGTGTCCCGACATAGAGCCGGCTGCGGCCTCGAATACCTGTTCAGGTATACCCGATGCCTCGTCAGCCACCAGCATCACGTTCTCACTGTGAACCCCTTGGAGGGCTTCGGGCTGCTCGGCTCGTGATGTCCGTGCTGAGATGAACGCCTCGTTGGGGGCTTCTTTGACCTCGATGCGGTCCTGCTTGACCTCCAATTGATCTCTCAGGGTTTCGGGTAGTGCCTTCACCCAACGCTTCAACTCAGCGAATAGTGCGTCGTACAGTTGGCTGGAGGTGGGGGCCGTCAAGACGATTTTCACTGGGAAGCGTAGGAACAGATACCAAAGAATTGCCCATGACGCTGCTGTGGACTTTCCGACTCCGTGGCCTGACCTGACGCTGATTCGCCGGTTGCCGTCCGCGATGTGGGCAAGGAACTCTTTCTGCCATTCATCGGGCTGTGTGTTGAGTACCTCCTGGACAAACAGGGTCGGGTTGTGCTTGTAGCGTTTCACGAACGCGATAAACGGATTCTTGTCTTCGGCTGCGGACATGGCCGCGATCTGTTCTATTGCCTCAGTAGTCAATTCCACGTTTTTTTTATTTTTTTTTGGGAGAGGGGCGAGTTCCATAGTGGGGGTGGGGGGTGTGGTCATTGGCGGCTTTCTATGGGTTGTGGTCGGTATTTCTTAGGGGCAGCATCAGTCCCGCCCCCGCCGATGGCGCGAAGGGGGGGGGTCAGCCGCCCGACGGCCAGAACCCAGCCCCAGACAGGCAGGATTCCACGATGCGGAACTGTAATTGATACAGTGTTCATTATGTTAATAAGATTGCCACTTACGCACAGGTTATACATGGATTGTGTGGTCGTATGGTACTTATGCACAGGTTAATGTGACTAAGTGGACAATTTGGGTGTGGATAAGTCCTCCAGCACCTCGACGTGGCGCAGTGCATCCATGCGCATCCCTTGGATGTTGATGCTGACCTGCTGACCCTTCTGCTGCGCGTAAGCAGGTGCATTCCACCTCTCAGCCGTCCAATGGCGCGTTTGGATGCGTAACTTAGCCAGGTTGACCTCCTCGATGGACGCTGAGTCGGCGATGTCCAGCGCATCGGAGACCATCAGATCAGCCGCCCTCACACGCGCACGCGAGACCAATTCTACGTTCTCTGGCTTGCTTAACCACGCATTCATGGCCGTCCGACCCACGCCTAACGCCATACATACCCGCGTAATCGACTTGCCCTCCTCCAGCATCACGATGATCTGTTCCTGCGGAATTTGATCCAATTTAATCAAGTCCTCCTTACGTTTCGGTCTACCAGCCATTTCTAAGCCCTTTCTAAGCGTTTTAGTCTATCCAAGCACCCAACCTATCAACCTACCCATTTTCTCGTCAAATTGAGGCGTTCCTGCCAGCCTCAGCCAGTTCCGTGTTGAACTTCTTTTCCAACGTTGACGGTTTACTGAAGTCCAAGTCACTCTCCATGTCATCGAACCCGCTGTCACCGCCCACCTTCACCATCGTGGCTCCAGCGTCCAACTGCTTGATCTTGATGACCTGCTGCATCACCGCACCGGCCATCATCGTCTCGATCTCCTCCATGTTCCAAACGTGCCGTCCTTGCACATCAGGTCGGAACTGGCTGTACAGCAACGCGTCAGCCTTGGTCTTGACAATGACCATCACCGAACCGTCCACCATCTCATGCTCAATCGCCGCAATGTCAGGCATCTCACTTATCCCGTTGGCCACCGCGTACCGTTCCAAAGCGTCATACCCCGCAATCATTCCCTTGACCGCCTTCTCCAACCTTTCCTCGTCCCGATTCTCTTGAGCCGTCCACACCCGCTCCATCTGATTCCAAAACTTTGTCCGCAACTCAGCGTCCACCAGTCCAATCAATCTATCAATACCCCACACAGCCTCATGGTCTTTCTTTCGATTACTGACCGACAACAGCAACGAGTTCAACTTGACCTTGAACGGGTCTGCTGGAAAACTTGGCTGCTCAACCTTTACTACTACTGCACGTTTTTTAGTCACCATATCAATCCTTACTAGTTTCTTACGCTGTCCTCATAAATGTAAACAAATGGATGGGCATCCCTTAAGGGATTTGCCACCATTTGTTTACATTTACCACCAACAAATGGACGCACCATTTGTTTACCATTTGTTTACCATTTGTTTACTTTTACTCATCATCACCACCAAACTCAGATTCGTCCTCAAATACCGCCCAAACGTAATCCTTGAACACAACAACCTTATTTCTTGCTACAAACTGACGCATCAGGAAACTAAATTTGTTGGAAATCTGCTTGCCAGTTTTCTCATATCCCCACACTTCCTTAAACTTTTCCTTCCAATAATCGATCTTTACGGCCTTATTTCTCTTGCCATCAAGGTCACGCATCTCTCCGAATTCCTTAATCGCCTTGTGCAGAGAGTCAATACAAACCTTCTGATCGCCGCCCTTGTCCCGCATCAATGGAGGCTTTTTCTCCTTCTTTTCCGTGTCTGCTATGACCCTCGTTGCCTCATCCGAAGGGTTAACGGCAAGGCTGATGACGGGTTCCAGTCCCAAACTAGACGCTGATAACTGCACCTCAACCATCTCAAATCCGATCTTGATGTTGTCCGCGCCGTCCTTCTGTTTACTGATGGTTAGCAGCCCTGACCCCGCAATCCCGTCGCGTTTACCGCCTTCTATCTTCAGTAATTCCAGTTGCGTATCCACGGCCCCTAAGAGGGAAGAGTGGCCGCGCAGCCCTCTTGTGGCATCCTTCCCACTGTGG